CATATCACCAATGGTCTCAGCAAGAACAGTGTTAGTTGCTGCTACAAACAATCTATCATTGACTTGCATTAACGTAGGGTTCCATACTAGGCCCTCGTACTGCTGCAATTCATCAATCACACCTTGTAGGTCATCATCATACCTAACAGTGGGGAAAAACTTAGGTAGGGTATAGTGAGCAATCTTCAATGAGTTTGTGCTGAATGGTGTCTTGTATGATTTGGTGTCTTTGTCCCATTCAAACTCATTGTTTTTGACATTACGAAACGCATTGATGAATGTCTTGTTGAACGGAACACGAATGATAAGATTGTCATCCCTCAATGAGACAACTGCGCCGGTATATTCGGAGCTGCTTTCAACAAGCATTGTCTTCCAGGAAAGTGCTTTAAGTTCTTCCTTGACAAATCCTTGCTTAGTAAGCTGCTTGTTGTACTTGCTAATCAGTTTGTCAAACAAATCAGCCTGATTTGAAGTAACACGGTTGTCTTTCTGGATCATAGATTGCAGGTTGGCCATGAACTTGTAGTCATACTGACTCAAGCTGATCTTACCCTGCAGGAAGAAGTATAGTACTTGCTCTTTGTTCTTCATGTCCATAGTATAACACCGTTGTTTAGTATTTACAAGCATTCTGGCAAAAAAGAAGGGACCGAAGTCCCCTCAGTTTGAGTTGAAAGGCTATTATTTGTATTCGCCTTTATTCAATTTACGGCGAGTTTGAATTGCCATCATCAATCCACAAGATGCTAGAGCGACCGCAAACGATGCCCTAGAACCATCACCAATGTAATACGTGTTGGCAATATTAAAGAGTATAAAGTAAAAAATAAACTCAATAACATTCCATGGCATATACGGCTTAATCTTATTCCACATCTTACTTCTCCTTATACCCGCTTCATCACAGTGTTCATAGCAAGAGCCTGCCACTTATAAGGGCTGATCTTGACAAGATCGGCAATCTTGAGAGCAGTACGAATAGACAGTTCACGCAGACGATGCTGATGTTCCTGCATGAAGTCCAGAACCTGCTCACCCTGATTGCTATCAAAGTTATAGTCCTTAAACAGACCACCTTGGGCGTCACGATTGACCTGGCGAATACGCAGCATCTTGTCACGTTCACTGTCAATGGTCAGGTCAACGAAGTGACAACGCGATTCCAGTGCTTCAAGGTGATCTTGCAGCTTCTTGCTCTTGACGTTTTCAAACTTGAGGTTCGTGATGAAGATGGCAGAACCATTGAAGTGGAAGCTGTTCGGGATACCCTCGTCACGCAGAAGGCGCGAGTCACTGTTCCAGCAAATGCGACGATGCTTGCCGCTGTCAAGAGCAGCCTTGAGAATGTTCAATGAAAGTTCATCAGCAAAAACGCTATCACAGTCATCAAACACGAGGATGTTCTTCTTGTCGCTGTACTTGTACAGCTGGGCATACAGACCGAGAGCAGTCATCGCACCCTTGACGATAGTGTGACGAGTGCGATTTCCAGCAAGCTGATCAAACAGCGAGGACTTCTCAAGCTGCTGCTCAACACCGAAGCTCTTACCAACGCCCGGAGGGCCCGAGACGATCATTGCACGAACATCACCGTTGATGCAGGCAGCAGCCATTTCATCAAGGATTTCAAAGCGAGTAGCAATGCGATTCATTGCTTCTTCGTCGGTTTCAGTCACAGTAATGGGCTGCACATATTCTCCATTGATTTCAAAGGCATCAGGGCCTTCAACCTTGATCTTCACGTTTTCAATCTGCTGGGCGAACTGCCCCTCATTCTTGACAGTAAGGTAGGCGCCCTTAGCGCCGTGCTTAAGTCCCTCAACCAGCTTGAACTGGGTATTGATGACGGGGAGATTGCGATACACACCAGACTTGATAAGAACAGTAGTCATAAGATGCCTTTCAACAGCGTTTCAACAATTACTGTTCTATCAAATCTAAGGTGTGTTGTCAACCGATAAATCGCCTGATTAGAGATTATTTGCCAGCTTGGCTTCGTTGAGGGCAATCTCGTCCTTCAACTCCAGACGCTTCTTCTTAAAATACTGTAGGTCAGCGTCATCAAATGATCCAGTCGATTCCATAATATCAACTTGTGCATTTACTTTACGATGCTTTTCCTTTAGAGATTCAATGTGATGCTTAATCTTTTCGTTATTCATATTGTTTTCCTTAAAATACGGGAGTCCAGTATTTCACCTTGTAGAAGTTGAGAGTATCCTTCCTGTCCCTGATGAAATACCCCTCTACACGAATATCATTTGATTCTACATGACGTTCAAGTAGAACGTTAAGTGGATTGTGCTTATCAACAGTGAGAACTACTCGGTTATCAAGTTCATCCATAAACCAATATTCAGTATATGGAAGACGCTTGCGGCGTGCATCCATCTTACGAATGAAAGTAAGCGAAACATTTGCCTTATTATTATGGTTTGGGATTGACTTTAAAATATCATGGTATTCACTGCCGAATACGTCATCAATCAATGAACGGTCATACTCATAAAAGTATGGCAGCTTATAGATCATGCCAATGAACTTTTTGGGATAGGAATAGTTACCATCCTCATTCATGGGAGTGTTCAGTAGCCTAATTAGGTCTCGCCTAAAGTTAGTGATATTGTCTCCACGCAACTGTGCAACGGTGAGCTTACCGTTATAGAAGGTGCGAATAGCTTTGGACTCTAGATAATCTTCTGCTCTAATATGCTTTGCTAGGTTTCCCATGCTATCCGGGCTGATGGGCATTTTTAGTCTCTTAGCAACACAGCTTAGAGCAATAATATCCAAGTCTACATTAAACAATGTATCATCTTCTGCGGCCTGTATATTAGATAACGTAGCGGTCCAATCTTCATCAATAGACATTAGACTTGAAAATGACATATACCAATCTCCTTATATTGTAACAATAAAGGTTTATGAGAGAAAAGCAAGCCTCAGCTTACCCAATTGAAATGTCTTCCATACCAGCAGTACGAAGACGAACAATATGACCAAGCTGCCATTGCTTTGCGTCAATGCCCTTGAGAACACCTAGCCACTTGTTGCGAAGTAATGCTACTTCATTAATAAGAACTTCATAGTCAATAACCTCATCCTCACCGTCTACATACTTTTCGGCATCACGACTTGAAAGGTTACGATTATACTTTTCAAGATACTTTTGAAAGTGCTTTCTGCGAATCTTTCTAAGTTGTATGTTGAGGTAATTGAGTACCGCTTCAATCTCTTGAAGTTGGTTGAAGCGGTACTCAGTGATGCCGGGTAGTGCGGCAATGTTCTTCTCAACATTGCCGTACACCTTTACATCATTCTTTGCAGATATCAACTCATTATCATAATGAGAAATGAAATCCGGCAAAGCCGAGAGGTCAGTCGTGACTTTCCTGTACCAGGTCATTAGTACTGATCGTCTTCTTCGTCTTCGTTGTAGTAATCATCGTACAAGTCATTATAGTCATCATCATCTGCTTTATGATAAAGACCATCTTCTGGTGACTCCATGAAGAAGTCAAGAGCGTTTTTAATGTCCTTGTCGCCTCTGAAAGTTTGCTTGATTTCCGCAGGAGAATAATCTTCATCAACGAGATAGTTGACTAGAGTTTCAGCAGCACCGTCAGTATCACCTGTTTCAATGCTCGGCTTCAATAGCTTCCAGATTTCATTGATAAGAGGTAAGCTCATTCTGCTGCATCCTCTTCCATTGCTGCTTCTGCGACAACTAGTTTAGAGTTCTTCTGTTCAAACTCATCCATTACGAAGTCAAGACAACCATCATCATTTGCTTCCCAGCCTTTACGGAACTTCTTAATGATAGTTCCGTCGAGCTTGGTGTAAACAAGCGAGTTACCTTCCTTGTTCAATAGCTTCAATGCTTCAAACATATCAGTGAGACCTGAGTAAGGACTCATACCGGTATTGTAAGGAATCTTAACCTGAACACTTTCGAACGGCTTTGCATAACGAGTCTTCATGACCTTACAAGCAGCACGAATACCGTTAACCTGACTGACCTTGTTGCCGTCTTCATCTTCCTTGAGCTTGAGCTTACGCATAGCTACAACGATAGACGATGCATAGATGAAGCCTTGACCGCCTGAAATCTTATCGTCAGGGTCAAACATATCTTGCGAAGCATAAGTGTGATTTGTAGCTACAAGACCAACGTTGTTTGAACCAAACATATTAACACAGTTACGAACAAGTGCAGTAAGAGCCTTGGGCTTACGACCCATATCACCCTTAAGATCACCACCTTCAAACTGATTAACGTCAGTGGGCGTGAGCAACATACCAAGACTGTCAATGACGAAAAGAACTTTAGGCTTATCTTCTTCATTCATGGCCTTGTAGCCCTTCATGAAGTCAGAAATAGTCTTTGCAACGTCATCAATCATTGCCATGTTCAACTTGAGTAGCTTGTCTTCGCTGGTTTCAACACCAAGTGCATGAAGCCATGCTTCATCAAGTGCGTTTTCGCTGTCAATTAGAACAACGTAGATGCCCTGTTCTTGGGCGTGTTTTACGAGATTGCCTGAGCAAATGTAGCTCTTGCCTGCGCCTGATTCGCCTGCAAATACAGTAACCTTACCGAGCGGAACGCCCTTCTTAAAGTCGCTGCTAATACGATAGTTTAATGCATAGTTGCCTGTGCTAATCCAATCGGTCGGATCGTTAAATCCGATACTAAGACCGTCAATAGCCTTAGTGATGTCTTTCCTAAACTTACTTATATCAAATGGCTTGGCCATGTGTTCTCCTGTTATCTTACAATCTGCTTTAGTACTTTATCATTGTACGATGTTTTTTCAAGCATTTCGGGGTTATTCGTTGCTAGCTGTTCTAATTCATAATCACTTGGATAATGACGAAGAATACCACGAGCGCGGTCCCTTATGATGCTTGGTACCCGAGGGGTCTTGCCTGGGTCGCAAAGCTCCTCTAACAGTTTGCGACTCTGTTTAAGTGCGCGGAATCTGTCTTCTGGTGATGTCATAAGGTTTCTCCATATCACGGATGTGGGGAGGGTTTTACCCCTCCCCTAGACCATTAGGCCTTGTTGCGATTACGAATCATCGCAAGAATGTCAGCAGCCTTGTCGCTTGAAGTTGAAGGGACAACTACAGGTTCATCAACGTCAAACGGAACATCTTCCGATGCAGGCTGTGCATGAGAGCCGTGAGTAGGAGCAACGTTTACAGAGGGTACCTCAG